GTGTAGCGGTGCGGGCGTGGGGGGCCCCGCCCCCCGTTTCGGGGGGGGGGGCTCCTTTGATACTCCTGGGGCTTAGCAAGCGAGGTCGTGCGTCAGGCCGAGGCGGGAGCGCTCGACGTCGTCGAGGAAGGCGAGGCGGGTTCTCAGGGTGTCGACGTCGACCCAGAGCAGCTCTGCGGCCTCGAGGTCGCTGCGCGTCTGGGTGAGCACGTCAGCGAGTTCGTCGATGGGGATGAGGCGTTGGGCGGCTTCGCGTGCAACGTCGGCCTCGACATCGGGTGGCTGACAGACGCTATGTCCGCGCTCGAGGTGGATGAGCTCGTGGATGAGGGTGCATCGCGCTTCGGCGACGGTCTGCTCGACGGTGAGCCAGATGGAAGTTCCGTCGGTGCAGCCTAGGACGGTGGGCGGGAGAGAGTTGGTGGGCCAGACGTCGGTGTTGGGATGGGCTGGGAGCAGAGTGCTCCAGGGGTGCTGCGTACGCGCCCCGCAATCTGTTTGGGACATGTTAGTTAAGGAAGGGGAAGGCCCGGAGGGAACCGGACAGGTGAATAGGTGGGCCTATCTTGCCCCCACACCACCTGAATCGGGCCGATTAGACCGCCTTATTTGAGGTTGTATCTAAATTGTTACCCGTAAGTTAGTCACCTTCGGGCTGCGCACTCACTTCGCGCTCGCGGCGAACCTTCTCCGCCTCCCACTCAGGGCGATGGCCCACGGTGCGGGCCGCGGCCACAGCGATCGGCGGGGGCGGCGGCACGTCGGGATGAAGCGACGGCACCTGCGCGCCATCAAAGGCACCCACATCGCTCCCCTCCCCAGCTTCACGCGCACCGTTACTCAGACTTAGTGAAGGTGCAACCGAACCGGTACGGTCCAGACTCGAACGAGCCACTGCCGACGCCACTTCCGCTTCAGCGGCAGCTATGAACTCCGACCCGCTCCGGCCGATCGCCCGCGCGATCGCAGAGATCTCACCAACCGTCGCAGGAGGCGTCCCGAGGCGCAGAATGATCGAAACCCGGTTCTGCGACATGCCCGCCTTCTCGCCAACATCCGCATGCTTGGCGCCGGTCTCACGCACCGCATCAGCAAGCAGTGACTGGGTTATGTGATCGACGGGCCTGAGCTGCTTTGCACGTGCCATGGCTCCACAGTGACACAGTCGTTACCGAAGCGCAACCGAAGTGGGTTTGACGAGAACCGAATTGGGTTCCATCATATTGCCATGTCCCCAAACCCAATTCGGTTCACCACTCTCGACCAGGAGGTCTCGGGCGTTGTCCGCGCCGAGCTCGGACGTGCCCGCATCAGCCAAGGGGAGATGGCTTCTGAGATCGGTATGCATCCCAACGTATTCGGCCGTAAATGCCGTGGACAGGTGGCCTTCTCCCCGGCCGAGCTTGCCGTCGTCGCCGAGCACCTTGGCCTCACCGCTTCCGCACTCACCGCCGATGCGGAAGAGCGGTTCTTCAACACGTCGTCACGTTCGCGAGCCATGGCTCCCGTGCTCGTGGCTTCGCCGTCGGCGGCCACCTCCGTAGAGGAGGCTGAGTGATGCCTGACGTGACTGGATGGTCTGAGGAAGAGTTCCTCGACTACGAGAACGGCTTGGCTGCGCAGGAGTCTCTGTCTTCGCCCCGTCAGGAGGCCTACCTTGACGCATACCGCGTTGCCGCTATGCGGGCCATCGATGAGGGGATCGGTAGCCAGTGGCTCAGAGACGAGGAGCAGCGGCTGCGGCACATGACCGTTCCTGACCTCATCGACTACTCCATCCGAGGGACGGGATCGTCCGTGTTGGGTCCCGAGGCGTCAGGTCTTCTTGCGGGAGACCTTGATCTTGCCTTGGCTTATGGAGAAGCGCTGCTCGAAGACGTCGCTGTGCGGCACCCCGGAGTCGGTCTCAGCAGTGATGGTAAACCGCAGGTCGAAACGGTAGAAGCTTCGGATGGCGACGAAGTCGCCACTGTCGCACGTGGTTTGGTGCTTACGGCTGCGTTTGATGTGTTCCTGGAGCGTGCCCTCGAGACCGAGGGGGAGCTTGCTGAGACCGGGCACAGTGTCGGCGCTGCCTGTAGCTATGACTTCGTGTCCATCGTCGACAGAGATGGTCACGTGCATCGCGGGGTGTGCGCTGTCATTGACGACGGTGACGGCGGGAGGCTCACCCTCGATCTCGATTTTCCAGCGGTACTGGATGTGGTCCGTAGTGGCGGCCAGCGCCCGCTCGGCGACCGTGTTCGCGTCGCCGGCTATGCGGTTGCCCTCCTGGGCGACGCAGGTTGCCTTCTGTGCCTCGGTGAGGCTCTTCGCGGCGACATCGTTGGCCTTCTCGGTGAGGCGGTTCGCCTCCTTCGCTCGCTTGTTCGCGAGGCCCGCAAGGAGCAGTCCCCCGATGCCGGCGGCTCCGCTGACGAGATCGACGATGAGACCAGGATCGATGCGGCTCATGGCTCCTCCCAGGTAAAGGGTGACGGCACTCAGGGTGGGGAACCGTGGCGGCCGCCAGTGGATGGTGCTGGCAAGTCTACTGAGGATGCCTCTGTCGACTCCGTCGGCATCGACCGTAGAGCTCTGCCCGCTGGGAGGTGCTCCCGTTGAAGCCCACGAACATCACCGCCGCTCACTTCGCCGCAGCTGCTGACTTGAGCTTGACGACGGTGCGGTCTCTCATCGCCAAAGGCGACCTGCATGTGGTGAGGCTCGGAAGGAACGTGCGGATCCCGCTCTCAGAGTTCACGCGACTCGGGCTTGACCCGCCTGACCTGAGCGGCCTGGACGAGAAGCAGCCCACGGTCTGAGTAGCGAGCTGCGCGGGTGACCGCGCACATCTGCCCCAGCGAAAGGGCGCCCCGCGCTGTGTGCGTCAGCGACGGGGCGAAGGAATCAACCAATGAATCCACGAAGGAGTATACCCATGGAAGCCCGTTACACACCGCGTCACCAGCGCAGGTCCCAGCTGTCGGCCATAGCCGCGTCTGTTCGTAGGGCCCTGCGTCCACGCTGGGAGTACCGAGAGGTGAGCATTCTCGATGTCCTGACCGAGGAACGCGGAAGCGTCCCGACGCCGTCACTGTCGTCTCGGCAGGCCCGGTGGGGCGCTGTCCTGCTGGCCTTGGGAGCCCTGCTGATCGTCGGGAACCTGGTCGTTTGCCTGGCCCAAGCGTGGGCCTTCTCCGGGCTGGCGATCCCCGCCGTCGTCTTTGTGGGCGCGGGGGTGGTCATGCTGGAGCTCTCACCGGAGGCCGGTGTGCGCCCCTGGTGGGAGGAGCCTGGCATCGGTGACACCAGTTCTGTTGAGACTGCTGGCTCGGATGACCCTTCGGGGGTGGCGGCATGAGCCGGCGGAGGTCTACGAAGATCGACTGGTCCCACGGCCCGGTCCGGTGCGTCGCCCGGGGCTGCACCACGATGCTGCGTCCCAATAGCCAGCGCGCCGAGGGCGAGTGGGCGAACACCGTACGGCACAAGAGCCATGGCATGTGTTTCAAGCACTGGCAGCAGGCCGCTATAGCCGAGGAACGTCTCTCCGAGCGGCTGCGTACCCGTTGGGGGAGACCTGAGATGACGATCCGGGGCTCTGCGGCGACGGTGTTCTGGCCGCTGCCGGCTGAGGGGACCTTGCTCGGGCGGGAGAAGCGGGATCTGGAGCGCTGGGCGCGAACGGAGCTGGAACGCCTCAGGTACCGGATGACGGGACGGGCGGCGCTCACAGTTCATCACGGCCAGAACCCGTTCATCTCGGCGGTCTTCCGTGTCCGGGACATTCCTCTTCGCCAACTCTCACGAGCGGCACGGACGGCGGTGGCGGCGTGAGTGGGAATGTGCAGTCGGGGCGGCGTCGGGATCTGTGGCAGGCGTTGACGCCTTTGCAGCAGTCGGAGGCGTTGCGGCTGACGGTGGCGGTGATTGCGTCCGCCGTGTCGGGGTCGGCGCAGGCGGTGGCGTCCTGCCTGGCTGAGGCCGGGCGGGTGGCCCCTCAGGTGGAGGCCCATGTGCTGTGGGCGGCGCGTGAGCTGACTGGGCCGATGAGGTTGGTCGGTGACACGGAGTCGGTGTCGTCGAGGTGGCTCGAGGAGGGCGCGCGGGTGCGCGCCAGGCAGCGCAGGACCAGTGTTCAGGAAGGACTTTTCTCATGACTACGACAGTGGAGCGACCGGTGATCGGCGTCGATGACGAGCAGGCCCGCCTGGTGGTGTTCGCGCTGCTTGATGCGGCCGGCGGGGAGCCGGCGGTGGAGGTCTCCCAGGCGGTGCTGGCCCAGAGCACCGGGCTGGACCGTCGGACCTTGCGCCGGGTGCTGGACCGATTGGAGGCGGCCGGCTGGGTGGGCGTGGAGCGCCCCACGACCCCTAACAGCCCGGCTGTCTACGGGATCGCCGGCCTGGCGCAGACCTGCCGAGACGTGGGTCTGACCCCGCCGGCGCCTGCCTCGCCGGCCGTGGTGGAGCGGGGCCCCAGGGTCCTGTCCCGCCAGGAGGCCACCCACCCTCTGGACCATGTTGTGGAGGGGGCCCGCTACCTGGTCAACCCCGAGTACCTGCAGGCCGGCGAGAACGTGCGCCGTGACCTGCGGGCGGGCAAGGGCTTCCTGGAGACGGTCCGCGCTCACGGCGTGGTCAAGGACATCGACGTCTACGTGACCTTGACGGGCCTGGTCGTCCTGGACGGCCACCGCCGCCTGGACGCAGCCCTGACCCTGCACCTGGAGAGTGTGCCAGTGCGGGTGGTGCGGGTCGATGACGAGGCCGAGCGGATCGCCAGCCAGCTGATGGTCAATGACGAGGCAGAGCACTGCAACAGCGCGGAGCGGGCCGACGCGATCCAGCAGCTCGTGCTCCTGGGCGTACCTGCCCAGGACCTGCGCAGGCGGGGTATCCGGGGTGAGGAGGTCGCGGCCGCCAGGGCCGTGGCAAGCGCCCCGCAGGCCGTACGCCAGGCCGCCGTCGAGCGCCCGCAGATCGACCTGGTGGGGCTCGGTCACCTGGCTGAGCTCGCCACCGACGCCGTGGAGAACTCACCGGTGGTGGCCAAGGCCGTCGCCGATGCGATCGAGCGGCCCGACCAGGTCGAGCACATCGTCGCCCGGGCTCGTGCCGAGGCCGAGGAGGAACGGCTCCTGGCCGACAAGCGCGCCGAGCTCGAGGCCCAGGGGATCCGGGCCATTGAGGATGCCAAGGAGTGGTCCCTCTACGACAAGGGTCAGCGCCTGGACTCCCTGGTCGACGACCATGGTGAGGTCCTGACCGAGGCGACGCACTCCTCCTGCCCCGGCCACGTCGCCGTGGTGTACCCCGCCGTCACCTGGGAGGGTGACCAGCGCAAGGTCACCGGAACACGGGTCACCTTGTGGTGCACCGACTGGAGGGCTCACGGGCACCGCAACCGATGGGCCCGCAACACCTCCGGGGCGACCTCAGGGCCCATGGAGGACGAGCAGCGCAAGGCCAGGGCGGAGAAGATCCGCCGCAACAAGGCCATGGACGCCGCCAACAGCGTGCGCCGCCAGTGGATCCAGGACCGGCTGCTGACCTCGGGCACCCGCCTCCCGGCGGTGGCCTGGCGCTCCAGGCTGCCGCTGTACCTCTTCCCGGTGCTGCGCTGGACCCACATGAGCGTGTCGTCCACCGCCCTGGAGAAGGGCAGGGAACGGCTGGCCTGCGACCTGCCCTCGCTGAGGGCGGTGCTGCCGACGGCGCCTGCCGCTGAGGTGGCCCTGCTGACCTTCGCGCTGGCAGCGATGGAGGGCTCCATCGAGAGGGACACCTGGACCGACACCAGGGGTGTGTCCGCCATGATGACCCGCCTGCACCTGCGCTTCCTCGAACAGCTCGGCTACACCCTCTCCGACGTCGAGGCCGACTACTGCCAGGACGTCGAGGACGCCACCGACGACAGCGACCTGCACCAGGTCCCCGGCACTAAACCCACCACCAAGACCACCAGGACAGACCAGGCCGAGGAGGGCCAGTCATGACACCAACAATGGCACCGGGGCTGAGGGCCACGGTATCGGCCGTGTGCCGGGCCGAGGACCTGACCGCAGCAATCAAGGCGGTCATCCCGCACACGGGAAAGGAGAAGGACGGCGGCGGGGTGGAGCGCGTCCGCGTGGTCACTGACGCCGAGCGTATGCGCCTGGCGCTGGTCGCGACCAACCGGCAGCGGGCGGCGGTCGCGCTGGTCCCACTGCTGGAGGTCGACGACCCCACCGAGCCGGGCACCGAGACGGACACGACCGAGGGCCTGGACTTCACCGCCCCGGCGCTGAAGGTCATCACCCAGGTGTTCAAGTCCACCGGCACCGATCGCCTGCGCCTGGACATCACCGCCCAGACCCTGCAGGCCACCGACGTCGACGGGCTCCTGGAGGGCCGCACCATCCGTATCCGAGCCCAGGGCGAGTACTTCGACGAGAGCGGCCTGGACCGCGTCGACGGTGCCGCCGCTGTGCTGCGCGTGTGCGCCGAGCCGATCGCCCAGGAGGCCTCCTTCCTGATCCCCGAGGACCAGCTCGCTGCCTGGAAGGCCACGGCCACCGCCCTGGGCGGCCTGCCCCTGGTGGCCACCGCCACCGGCCACCTGCTGGTGGCCTGCGGGGCGCTGGAGTCCCTGATGGGCCTGACCGTCCTGGCCACCGGCGCCGCCTACGGCACCAGCGAGGCGTCCCTGGGCGTGCCCGCCTGCGACGGCCCCGCTGTTGAGGCCCTCATGGACCTTCTCCTGGATGGCACCCCACCCGGCGGAGAGCCTGCCCGCGAGGCCGAGCACGCCCTGGTCACCGAGATCCAGAACTGGATCCACACCCAAACCAACCCCACCGAAACCTCCGGGAACACCGGGAACACCGAGGGTGACGAGGGCGCTGAGGGCCCGTTCGGGGGTGACGCGGCATGAGGGTCCACCTGAGCATTGACGCCGATCTGTCCGAGGGCATGGAGATGACCGCGACCGCTCCGGCGCCCAGCGTTGACGCGACCAGCCGGGACGACATCGTCGCAGGCCAGCGCCGTGAGGTCCGCGTGGTCTCCCAGATCCTGAAGATCATCACCAGCTACCTCGACGGTGACGCTCTGGACCGTGACGGTATCGACGAGCTCACCGACCAGGGAGTCCAGTTCGCCGCCCGTACCCTGCGCACACCGATGGCAGGTGTCGCCGGCATCAGTGACGCGCCAGCCTGGTATGACCGGCAGCGGGACGGTGAGCTGACCGCCCTGGACCTCGTGTCCGGCCACACCTCGCCAGCCAACGGGCTGGTCCTGGTCGAGGTCTACACCGCCCAGGGGCATGAGGCGTGCCGTGCGACCACCCGCCTCCTGGGCGAGGAGGGCGTCACGTTCACCGAGATGTCCGCCGAGAGCCACCAGAGCCTGCTGCTCTCCCGGGGAATCACCACCACGCCGGCGGTCGTTCTGCGGGCTCCGGGGTCGGGGCGGATCATCACCTCCTGGCAGGGCCACCGCCCAGACCTCATCACCCGCTACCTCACCGACGACGAAGTCCCGTTCGGGGGTGACGCGGCATGAGGATTGCCATCCGCGTCGAGCTCGACCACCAGGACGGCATCGAGGCGACCCTGACCGCTCCCGCACAGTCCATCGACGCCTCCTCGCGCTCCGACGTCGTGGCCACCAAGACCTGCGAGGCCGCCCAGGCATTCGCCTTCCTCAGGCTCCTGGCGGACGCGATCCAGGGACGTGTCCGGGACGGTGACTCCATGGGGCAGTGGCTGCGCGACAACGGCATCAGGGTCGACTTCGGCCCACTCAAGCCGGCCCCCACAAGCCAGGTGCAGGAGGTGGTCTCATGAGCCCAGCACCAGTCTGGGAAGCGGTGATCCGTCTGGCAGCCAGCGACGTACTGAACCTCAATGATCGGAACCACTGGTCGAAGGCCGCCTCCAAGCGCAGAACCATCCGTCAGCTCGCTGAACAGACCGCGAAGTTCTCTCATGCGCCGAGCCTTGAGCGAGCCCGTTTGGTGGTGGAGATTGCCTTCCCCGACCGCCGTCGGCGTGACCCCCACAACTACATGGCCACGGTCAAACCCATCATCGACGGCCTGGTCGACGCCGGCATCCTGCCCGACGACGACGCCAAGCACCTGCTCGGCCCCGACCTGCGCCGCCGCCCGGAGGTCACCAAGAAGCGTCTGGCCCAGCCCGTCTACGAGTTCCACCTCTCCCTCTACGACCGGGGAGGCATCTCATGAGCACCACCTGGGCGCCGGTGACCTTCTACGAGATCCGTGTCGGCGACACCGTCAGGTCCCTGGATCACCGCACCGGCGAGGTGATCGCCAACGGCCAGGTAGACCACATCGTCCACTGCAAGGACCACGACCGGGCAGTCAACCACACCCTGGGCCTGCTGGCCCGCTCCGACTACCCCCACATCGAAAGGAGGACCTCGTGCCCACCAGCACAGGCCGTCGCGCCCGTCATGCCCTGATCGACTTCTCCTCCGGCCAGGTCCACTGCCGCTCCTGCGGCGCCGTCATGCGCCCCAGTGAGGGCATCACCAACGGCTGGCCGGCCTCGACCGTCCCCTACGGACGCGCCGGTGAGTGCAAGAGCTGCACCACCCCAACCAAGGACGAAGGCAGCCCTACTGGCGAGGAAAAGGCTGCCGTCACCGTCGAGCAGCCCCTCTCCCCCACCAAAGCCGCTCCGACACCCAAAGCGGTTCCTCGACGTCGACCGCGCCACCGTTTCGACTACCGGCCCCCGACGGAGAACCTCTGCTTCTCCTGCGGACGCCCCATCAACCCCCTCACCGGCGAGTGCCGGTGCTCCGACTGACCAGACAAGGAGACCTTCATGTCCACCTTCACCATCGAAACCATCAGCGCTACCGAGGTCCGCCCCGGCGACACCGTCCTCGCCGGAGGAGTCCCCGAGAAGATCACCCGCATCGCCGAGATCGATGCCACAGCGAACAACTTACTCATGATGGGCAAGTCCACCCGGATCCGCCTCTACTCCAGGAAGGACCTAATCGCCGAGGTTCCGCTATCGACGACCGTGTGTCGGCTCGTTGAGGACGTGGTCTGCGTCCCGGAGGCCGACATCGAGTACCTCCGCGACGCGCACCGCAAGATCACGACCAAAAGTCCGGCGCCGGAGCGAGCGCTGGCGGCCGCCGTCTGGGAGTTTCTCCACGCCGCCGGCGCTGAGGACAAGGACAGCAAGGCTGAGGGCAAGGAGGAGACAGAGAAGGACGAGAAGGCATGAGCGTCGCCGTCATCGTCGCGGTCGTGGTCGTCCTGGGGCGCCGCCTCGCCCACCACCGCATGAGGGAGCGCAGCTGATGTCCGGTGAGACCGTACTGACTCTGGTCGGGAACCTCACCGCGGACCCCGAGATACGTTTCACGCCCTCCGGGGCAGCGGTGGCCTCCTTCACGGTCGCCTCCACGCCGCGCACCTTCGATCGCCAGGCCGGCGAGTGGAAGGACGGCCATGCCCTGTTCATGCGCTGCTCGACCTGGCGCGACGCCGCGGAGAACGTGGCCGATTCGCTGACCAAGGGCACACGCGTCATCGTCCAGGGCCGTCTGGTCCAGCGCTCCTTCACCACTCGTGAGGGCGAGAACCGCACGGTGGTGGAGATGCAGGTCGATGAGATCGGCCCCTCCCTGCGCTACGCCAAGGCCCAGGTCACCCGCCAGCCCCGCAGCAGCGGCCATGCCGGCCCCACGGCCTTCGGCTCCGGCATCGGCCAGCCCCAGCAGCAGGCCCCCGCCCAGCCGGCAACGGCCGGAACCTGGCAGGCGCCCCAAGGCAGCGCCCCGAACGACCCGTGGGCCACGAGCGGGCAAGCAGCCTTCCAAGACGAGCCCCCGTTCTGAGTGGAGTCCCCATGAGACGCCATCGCGCTCGCGGCCGAGAGCCGCCCGGCGCTGTAGATGTCCTGTTGTTTTGTGAGTAGAGAGATCCGCGTTTATGCCCTGGGCACGTTTGACCGACACTGCGGCCACGCACCCGATCGTGCTGGCCGTCGCGGAGCACCCGGATGCCGACGACAGGTCGGTCAACGAGGTGTTCGGGTTCATGCTGCGTCTGGCAGCGATGAGCGCGCAGTACCTGACGGACTACGTGTTCTGGTACTCGTCTGCGGTGCAGATGGCCGGCTCGAAGTCTCAGGCCGATCATCTGCTCGAGCTGGCGGCCTTCGCCGGCTACGGGGTGCAGGACGTCGAGCCGGGGTCTGGGAGACGCTTCTTCCGCCTGGTGGCGGATCCGGACTTCGTCCACATCAAGACCGCTGAGGAGGTTGCGTGGGAGCGCGACCGCAAGGCGAACAACGGGGACCTGTCGATCACCGTGCCGGTGCGCTGGCGCGATGGCGATGCGTGCCGCTACTGCGGGAAGGTCGTCAACTGGGCCGACCGCAAGGGCGGCAAGGGAGGCACCTACGACCATCGCATGCCCGGCCAGTCGGGTACGTGGCGCAGCGAGGTCGTGGCCTGCCGGTCGTGCAACTCAATCCGGGGCAACGCCTCCAAGGGGCTGCCCCCGTCGGAGGGGATGGCGGCGGCTGATCGTGTCCGGCCGCTGCTGAGTCCTCCGGACCGCCCGTACTACTCGCCCCGGACCCGTGAGTGGCTCAACAGCCACGCCGACGTCCTGGCGCTTCACGACATGCGCCCGCCTGAGCTCGCCGCGGAGGGAACCAAGCCCCTGCGTGCGGGTAGCGACGTGCGGACGTCCTCGCAGACCGTCGACGGAGTCGGGGCCGGCATCCAGTCGCCCCGGCCTGAACCCGTCTCCACATCCAGCCTGCCCGGCAGCCAACCGGACCAGGCTCCCCATCGCAGGCTCCCCGGGCGCGCCGACAGCCAGTCGGACCGCGCTGGTCGGGTTGAGCCCCTCACCACCGGTGAGGAGAGGCCCGCCCCAGCAGCGAGGGCCTCCCACGCGCCAGACACGTTCCCCAGCCGACCTGCCAGCCAGGCAGGGACACGGCCGGGTCGAGCGCCCCAGCTCCACTGGGGCAGGCCGTCCAGCAGCCAGCTGGGCAGCCCGTCAGCGCGCGGTGATGATGAGGCACACGTGGAGACGGTTGACCCCGCCGGCGGCCCGCAGGACGCCGCACGCGCAGCCCCCGGGGCGCGGTCGGCCACTTCGATCTGTCCGGATCTGCCAGATCAGGTCAGATCCGGACAGATCGAGACAGATCCGCCGGGTACGGAATCTGGATATGCCGGGTCGGGTAGGGACGGGCAGGGACGGGCCTCGGGTCCTGGGACGGGTCCTGGGAGGGGCCTGTCCGGGACTGGGATCGGGCTGGGAGGCGCGCCCCCTGGCACTGGTCGGAGAAGACCACGACGACGGCGAAGGGCCAGAAGATGAACCAATTACTGAGCGTCCTTAAAGGGGGCTGGGCCGAGGTCCGTCGGGATCTGCGGCGGACACGGGATGACCAGAACCTCTATGTGCCGGGCACCATCGAGGAAGCGGATCGTGAGCTGCGTCGAGCGTGGGCCACGCTGGTGCTCACGGTGATCGGGGACGAGGTGATCCACCGGTGAGTGCTGCTACGAAGCGGGTGCTTGAGGAGGCGATCGCTGCGCACGTGGCCGATGAGATGCCCGGGTCCCTGGGTGGCGCATGGCTTGTGGCTGTCCAGCTGGTCGACACCGCTGACGTCTCGGATCCCGGTAACGGGTTCTTCTTCGAGTCCGCCGGGTCGGTCATTACTCAGGCGGGGTTGGCCGCCACGTTCATGATGAAACTGCAAGGAGACATGCGATGAGCCAGTGCACATCGGGCTGCACGATTCGCGGCCACCACCTGGCCGAGTGCGACGGCTGGGCCTGGGGCCGGGATGAGTACGGGGAGCCGGAGGAGGTTGAGTGCGCCGGTTGCCTGCCTCGTCAGGCGGAGTTCGGGGTGCTGTGCTCCTGGTGCTGGGGGCGCCTACAGTCCTCGGTCCGCACCCTGCCATCCCTGGTTGAACACCTGTTCGACATGGGTGCTCCCTCGCTGCGGAGCCCGCTGGGCCGGGCTGGTGGTGGCCGGTCGACGCCGGGGCCTGGGTGCCCGTACTCCGATGCGCTGGTGGCGGCCGATGAGCTGCACGCGATCCTGGGCACTTACGCGCAGGAGGTCGCGGTGGAGCACCCGACTGCCGGCAGCCTGCCGGTGGGCCTGTGCCGATGGTCGCAGGGGCGCCCGGTGGCCGGGCCGTTGGACTGGGTCGACGTCGCCGACGGCGGCGTCGACCCGGTGATCCTCGGCCCCAGGGAGCCGCAGGACACGCGCCGTCTCGTTGCCTGGCTGGACCCGCACCTGGAGTGGGTGGCCTCCCAACCCTGGGCTGCAGACATGATCGCCGACCTGGTACCGGCCGCGGGCAAGGCATTGGCTCGTTGGCCGATCCAGGAGCCGGAGCGCCGGGTCACCGACGTGCGCTGCCCGTCGTGTGGCGCCTGGTCGTTGGTGGTCGTCCCGCCCTCGGTGCCGGGAGCCGATCGCCTGGTGCGCTGTACCCTGCCCGGTTGCGGGAGCGTACTCACCCAGGACGACTGGGACAGGACTCGGAACTGGGCGCTAACTGTCGCCCAGTCCGCTCAAGCCGAGGCGGCCGCGTCATGAGCGTGACCGGACCTGACGGGGTGGAGTGGGTGACTGCGGCTGAGGTCCGGGAGCGGATGCCGGGCCTGAGCTACCGCACTCTTCAGTCCTGGCGACGCCGCAAGAGGGTGAGGAGTCTGCGCTCCGCCGGCCAGGTGTGGGTGGCCTGGCCCGACGTCCTCGAGCGGGAGGCGGCCGCGCACCGCACAGACTGGAGACGCGGCCGTCGCGCTACCTGCAGCCGGTAGCCTGTGCCCGGCACGTGGATCCCCCTGGCGTTGCGTTTGCCAGGGGGATCCACGTGCTTGAGGGCGAGAGGTCAGAGCCGGCGGCGTTGCTGCTCGATGTCGCCGATGAATCGCTGCGCCGCGCCGATGTTCTTTCGGGGGACCTCGATCGTCCAGAAGATGTCGGGGCTCTCGATGGTCAGGAACTTCTCGCCCCCGGTCTTCTTCTTGGCAGCGAGGGCGAACACCCCGAGGGTGACCAGCCGGGTCATCGTGACCCGGGAGGATAGCTCCTCCCCGTCCTCAAGACGCACCCCCTCTAGCTGACTGAGGGGGAGGGTCTCAACGGACCCACCCCCCTTCTTCTCCAGCCGGTCGGGGTAGAGATACAGGGCCCCATCCTTCGCCGAGAAGAAGAAGCTGATAGGTCGTTCCTTCTTACGTCCGAACATCGTTGTTCCTTTCTCACCATTGAGCGGGCTGGATGATTTTACGCTGCGCCTTGCGGCAGCACAGTGCTCCTTTGGTCTTGGTGTGACACGCCGTGCGCACCACCGTCTGGACAGGCGTTCGATCGTATTGCATCCTTGGTGTCAGCGGGACATTTGCGCCCAGCCGCTTCAACCAAGGGAGGTTGTCATGGTGGCGTGGCAGAGCAGTGACCGCTCTTCACGTCTTCCCGATGACTGGCAGCTGCGTCGCGCCTTCGTCGCTCAGCGCGCAGGCGGTCAGTGCGAAGGTGTCATGGGCGATGGAACGAGGTGCGTCGAGCCTGGCAGAGAGTGCGACCACATCGAGCGCGGAGACGATCACGACGTCTCCAACTTGCAGTGGCTGTGCTCATGGCATCACAAGCGCAAGACGCAGCAGGAGTCGCGCGCCGACCTCGCGGCGCTGCGCGCGGCCCGAGCGCCACGCCGGCCACCGCATCCAGGACTCATCCCGACCACCGGCGGGGGTGGGGACCCCGTACCCCGCCCGGCCCCAGCACCGTGAGATGCTGTCGTTTTTTCTGTGTACGGGTCTGGGGATTCTGAGAACGCGACTTTCTGCCGTGATTGCAACGAAATATGGCACCCCTGCCGCCTGGCTGGGGCACCGTTGAGGCTGCGTGTGAGGCCGTTCAGAGGGGCAGCAGCGCCCCGGGGCGGAAAACTCGCCCGGTGACCGTCACGTAGCGGTCCTGGGAGTAGAACTCCACCGCCTGGCCCTTCCAGGTGCGTCGGAAACCGCGGCGCTCCGGGGCCGTGCCCCACACGTGCAGCCCGTCTCCCGACGGCGAGACCTCGACGTAGGAGCCGGCGTAGAACTCGAGCAGCTCGACCACTGCCTCGCTCGGCCGCCCATAGGCGTCCAGGCAGTGGTCCAGGTCGATGCACCCGATGCCTCCGCCGAGCACGAAGCCGATTCGGCTGTCGCGCTTGCTCGCGGCCTGCCAGGTGTCCCAGGTCGATGGGTCGGTCACTGACGCCCACCGGCCGGTGGACGGGCAGATGGGGCGCTTGTGCTCGTCGTGGTTGACCCATCTCGGCATCATCAGCATCTCGGCGGGCACGGGGCAGGCATTGACGGCGCGACGGCGGCGCTCGCGGTGCGCGGCCACGCGGCAGCGTGTCGAGCAGAAGCGGGTATCAGCCCGCTTCGAGCCGCTGATCTGGCGGTCGCACCCCGGCCTGCCACATGTCCTCACATACTCAAGTGTAACGGATAATCCATTGGAATGACAGGTATTTAGGGGGTGCGGAGAGGTGGCAGGCAGGGGGCCGCAGCCCAAGGATCCGTCCAAGCGGGCGCGCCGTAACAAAGATCCGGAGCCGCTCAAGGTCCTACCTGCTGTGCCGGTCACCCAGCCGAGGTTGCCGACCATCTACGTCGACGTCACCGACGACGACGGGACGGTCCACAAGAAGCGCTTCCACTGGCCGGCCATCACCGAGCGCTGGTGGCGCATGTGGGCCGAGTCGCCGCTGTCGACTGACTACACCGACGTCGACTGGGCGTTCCTGATGGATACGGCTCTGCTCCACGCCCGCTACTGGAAGGGCGATGTCAGGCTCGGCCCCGAGCTGCGCCTGCGCGTCGCCAAGTTCGGCGCCACCCCCGAGGACCGAGCCCGCCTGCGCATCACCTTCGCCGTCGCCGATAGCGCCGAGGCAGGAGGCGCTGTTGAGGTCGCAGAGCCCGCCGCCGCGTCGGGATCGCGCTCGCGGGCTCGCTCGAAGGTGCTGCGCGTCGTCGACTGATGGAGGGGGTGCGGCCGGATGCCGTGGTCCCCGCTGGATGAGGATGATGAGTTCCCGACCCTGGGGTACGACGTCGCCGACTGGATGACTGACTTCCTCCTGCAGCCCGACTGCGACGACCTGCTGCCCTTCGTCCCAACGCAGGAGGAGCTGGACTTCCTCGTGCGGCTCTACGAGCTCGACCCGCTTACGGGCAGGCGGGTGAAGTCCCGCGCGGTCCTCTCTCGTCCTCGTGGATGGGGGAAGAGCCCGTTCGTGGCGGCGATCTGCTGTGTTGAGGCCATGGGGCCCGTACTGTGCGATGGGTGGGACGCCGCCGGCCAGCCAGTGGGCGTGCCGTGGGCGACCAGGCGGACTCCGCTGGTACAGGTCACGGCCACCACCGACGACCAGACCGCGAACACCTGGGCGCCGCTGCTGGAGATGCTGCGAGGCTCGCCGGCGCAGGACGCCTACGACGTCGACCCGCTGGACTCCTTCGTCACGATGCGCCGCGGCAGGATCGAGAAGCGGACCTCCTCGGCGACCTCGGTCAAGGGCGCCCGCGCCGTCATGGCGGTCCTGGACCAGACCGAGACCTGGGTGCCCAGCAACGGCGGCCCCAAACTCGCCAAGACGCTGCGCAACAACGCCACCAAGCTCGGCGGCGTCACGATCGAGACCCCCAACGCCTACACGATCGGCGAGAACTCGGTCGCCGAGACGACGGCCCGCTACGCCGAGCAGATCAAGGCCGGCAAGGTCAAGGAGGCCGCTGCCAGGCGCCTCCTGTACGACCACAGGGCCGCGCCACTGGACACCGACATCTCCGACCGCGACAGCCTCATCGAGGGCCTGCGCATCGCCTACGGCGACGCCTCAGCCGACCCCCGCGGGTGCGCCATCCACGAGCCTGCCTGCTCGCCGGGCTGGGTCGACATCGAGCGCACCGCAGACGACTTCTGGGAGACGGACAACGACCCCGCCGAGATGAGCGCCGACTTCCTCAACCAGATCGGCGCCGCCTCCGACGCCTGGCTGACCATGCCCGAGCTGCGCGCCATCGAGGACCACAGCAAGACCATCACCACCAACGAGCCCATCACCCTCGGCTTCGACGGCTCCGAGGGCCGCAAGATCGGCATCGCCGACTCCACGGTCCTCATCGGTTACTCAGTCACCCAGCAGCACCTGTTCAAGATCGGCATCTGGTCCCAGCCCGACGGCCCCAAGGGCGAGGGCTGGCAGCCACCGCGCCTCGAGATCGAGCAGACCGTCCGGGAGACCTTCGAGCGCTACAACGTCGTCGGCTTTTTCGCTGATCCTTCGGCCGGATGGGCGCAGGACGTCAAGACCTGGGAGGCCGCCTACTCGCGGCGCCTGCGTGCCCGCATCAGCGCCGCCGAGCCCATCCGCTACCCCCAGCGCAATGTCTCAGCCACCTGCGAGTCCTTCGCCCAGCTGCTCTCCGCCATCCAGCAGGGCCGCGTCACCTACGACGGTGACCCGCAGATGACCGCTCACTTCCTCAACGCCCGGCGCTCACCACGCCAGGCCGGCTACGTGCTCACCAAGCCGGCCGATGACCAGGACTACTCCAAGATCGACGCCGCCTGGGGCGCCATGTTCGCCTACCGGGCGGGCCTGGACGCCGTCGGCAAGGGCGCCACCCGCCCGCAGCGACGACGCAAGCCCCGCCGGCTCTACGGATAGGGAGGACCATGAGCAAGACGCTCGACCAGTGGGTCACCTTCCTGACCTCCCGGATGGACGCCGCACGGCCCCGCGTGGACCGCCTGCGCGGCTACACCAACGGCAACGCGCCCCTGCCGGAGATGGGCCCCAACCTGCGCAAGTCCTGGGAGGCCTTCCAGCGACGCGCCCTGGCTAACGCCGGCGCGCTCATCGTCGACACCCTCGTCGAGCGCCTCATCCCCAACGGGATCCTGGTCGGAGAGTCCCCCGACAGCCCCCGAGCCGTCCGGGCCCGCCGCATCTGGCGGGACAACCGCCTCGACGTCGCCTTCAAGGACGCCGCCCGCGACGCCTTCACCGTCGGCACCGGCTACCTCCTGGTCACCCGAGACGACAACGGCGAGGCCGTCATCACCCGGGAAATGCCCGAGCAGCTCTACGCAGAGCCCGACCCCGTCCGCCCGTGGAAGGCGCTCGCGGCGGTCAAGGTCTGGCGGTCCGTGTCCGAGGGCGCCGACCACATGATCGTCTGGGTCGACGGCGTCAAGGCCACCTACTCCCGCTCCGTCTACAACGAGCGCAACCAGCTCATCAGCCGTGTACAGGGTAGGTGGGACCTGGACGGCCTCGACGTCTACGACGGTGACCCGCCGATCGTGCTGCTGGGCAACAAGGACGGCATGGGGGAGTTCGAGGCTCACACCGGCCTTATCGACCGCATCAACACCGGGATCCTCTACCGCCTGGTCACGATGGCGATGCAGACCTACCGTCAGCGGGCCCTGCGGACCACCTCCACGGATCCTGGTACGGGTCTGCCCGAGGAGGGGCCCGACGGCGACGACATCGACTACCAGGAGATGTTCGAGCCGGGCCCGGGGGCGCTGTGGGAGCTGCCTCCTGGCGTCGAGATCTGGGAGTCGCAGACCGTTGACCTGACCCCGATGCTCAGTGCGGTCAAGGACGACTGGCGCGAGCTCGCCGCCGAGACCCACACCCCGGTCTCGGCGATGCTTCCGGACGCCGCCAACCAGTCCGCCTCTGGCGCTGAGCAGCCGATGCAGCAGCTCGTCTTCAAGGCCCAGGACCGTATCCTGCGGTTCAAACCGGCCCTGGCGGTGATGCTCGTCAAGGCCCTGCAGGTCGAGGGAGAGTCCCTGACGGGCGACACGGTCGAGGTCAAGTTCGCGCCGCCGGCCACCGTGACCATGACCGAGCGGTACGCGGCCGCGGCGCAGGCCAAGGCCGCCGGCGAGGCCCTGGAGACGATCCAGGAGAACATCCTGGGCTACAGCCCCGAGCAGATCGCCCAGGACAAGCAGAGGCGCGCGGAGGAGCAGCTCGCGCTGGCACTCAATCTGACCACCCAGCCGCCACCGACGACGTCGGAGGAGATGCAGCCGATCGGGAACGCGGACACGCCTGGCCTCCCGAGCCGGCGAACCGTCTGAGCAACGACGTAGGGGGCGGGCATGGCTGACCTGGACCGCCTCGACGCTCTGGCACGCGCCTACGACGCCGCGGTCCACAAGATCCGTCAGGATCTGACAGCCTTCGCCTCCCAGATGTGGGCGTCCATGCCCGACTACCGGGACGAGGCCGTCGAGGCCATGGCGCAGGCCTTGGCCCCCAGGGTCCTCGCCGGCCAGCTCCAGACCGCCGAGCTGACCCGCGCCTACCTCATTGGCTGTGCCAGCGAGCTCGGGCTCACGGTCACCGTCCCCGCCATCGACCGGGAGGCGGTCACCGGGATGCGCGGCGTGGACCCGCTGACGGTCTACCAGCGCCCGGGCATGACCACGTGGACGGCACTGTCCAGGGGCAAGACGCTCGACCAGGCCGTCTCAGCCGGCGGGCTGCGGCTGACGCAGCTCATCGGAGGGGACCTTCAGAACGCCAAGCGCGTCCAGTCCCGCGACACGATGCGAGCCACCGGCGGCCGGTACTACCGGCGCATCCTGACCGGCCGCGAGAACTGCGCCCTGTGCGTCATCGCCTCCACCCAGCGATACCACGTCGAGAACCTGCTACCCATCCACCCGGGATGCGACTGCAACGTCGGTCCCCTGCCCGCGGGCATGGCTGTGGAACAGGTCATCGACGAGGAGACCCTGGAGGCCGCCCACAAGGCTGTCGAGGCCCGCACCGGAGCCTCCGACCGGGGTGGCCGCCTGCCGGAGTACAAGGACATCATCCTGACCACCGAGCACGGCGAGTACGGGCCGGTCATCTCCTTCAAGGAGACGAGACAGGACCGCCGCAGGGCCCCGGCACCGAAGGCGTCGACGACGGGCGCGCACGCCAGTCCCCACAGCGCCGGGGAGCCCAGGTGGCTTCGCCCCGGAGGCAGCGGGAAGGTCGACGTCCCGGAAGGAACGATCCTCCAGGACCACGAGGTACGCACTGCCCAGGCCCTGGCCGACCTCGGCCACACAGTTCGATTCCGCGTGGTCGACAACACCCCCGGGGTCAAGAACCCCGACGTCGAGATAGACGGCGAGATCTGGGAGTTCAAGGCACCCAGGGGCGCCTCAGAGAAGAACACGATCTCCGACCAGTTCAAGAAGGCACGCAAGCAGGCGTCCCGCCTCGTCATCGACCTGCGCCGCTGCGGCCTCTCCGATGAGGTCGCGATCGAGCAGATCGAGCGCCGTTTTCGCGGGCAGACACGAATCACCCGCGTCATCGTCATCAGCCACGACGGCACGGTGGCAGCCTTCGAGCACCGGTGATATTCTGCTGTTGAAGGCGACAGGCGTCCCACCAGGGTGCGAAAGCACTGCGGGTCTCCCAGTCGCCTTCATCGCTGCCCCGAGGCAACGCCGCCTCCATCCGCTGAGACCCATCTCGGCCCACAAGCTTGCCCGCGCTCGCGGGCACCCACCACCGGCCCCTACCGAAACGGCAGGGGCCTTTGTCATGCCCGAAACGGGAAGGAACCACCATGCACGTCAACACCCCCGCTCCATCTGCTGGTCAGACCGCTAATGGCGCCACCACTGTGGAGCCCACAGGACAGAGCGCCAGCAGCCCCACCGGTACCGCCACCGCTCCTCAGGCGCCCCAGGAGACCGCAACGGTCGATTGGAAGGCCGAGGCGGAGAAGTGGAAGGCCCTATCCCGGCAGAACGAGGACCGGGCGAAGGCCAACGCGGACAAAGCCAAGCGGCTCGACGCACTCGAGGAGCAGTCCAAGAGCGAGATGCAGAAGCTCCTGGAGGCCAAGGAAGCCGCGGAGAAGCGCGCTGCCGCCGCTGAGACCGCTTCCCTCAAGGCCCGTATCGCGGCTACCAAGGGCGTTGACGTGGATCTGCTCACCGGCACCACGCAGGAGGAGATCACCGCCTCCGCTGACCGTCTGCTCGCCTGGCGCGGCCCCGTCACCCCGCCAGCCTCCACCTCCTCGGCGGACGCCGGCCAGCGCGGGGACAACGTCGCCGGGCCCCGTCAGCTGACGCGCGAGGACCTCAAGGCGATGACGCCGGAGCAGATCAACAAGGCCCGTCGCGACGGGCAGCTCAACCAGATCATGGGCGTCTCCTGACGCCCCCTTCCCGATAAAGGAGCCACAGTGTCCACCAGCCACTTCATCCCCGAGGTATGGGCGGCCTCCATCCTCGAGAACTTCCGCAACAAGGCGGTCCTGACCGGCCTGGCCAACCGCGACTACGAGGGCGACCTCAAGGCCGGAAACACCGTCCACATCCCCGGCATCGTCGACATCCAGGTCAAGGACTACAAGACGGGTGTGGTCACCAAGCCCGGTGGAGGCGGCACCCTGCCGCGCACAACCGCGCCGGACGAGGTCTCCGACACCGGCATCGAGATCAAGGTCGACCAGGAGAAGTCCTTCGACTTCATCGTCGACGACATCGACGCCGCCCAGGCCAACCAGCCGGTCATGGACAAGTACTCCGAGTCCGCGGCCGCCGGCCTGGTCGAGGACGCCGAGACCTTCCTGACGACCATGACCCTGACCAGCGGCACCACCGCCACCGGCCTGACCGCGCCGACCAACTGGGAGACGGCCTACGACGTCGTCCGTGGCCTGCGCCGCCGGCTGACATCGGCCAAGGTCCCCCAGGCCAACCGGACCCTGCTGGTCAACGCCGCCTTCGAGGAGTTCCTCCTCTCCGACGGCTCGAAGCTCACCGCCTTCGACAAGTCCAACACCACCGAGGGCCTGCGCGAGGCGGTCATCGGTCGTCTCCTCGGCTTCGACGTGGTCGTCTCCCCCTGGGTCGACGACTCCAAGCCCACCGCGGCCGGCATCTACACGCCGGCGTTGGCCTTCATCTCTCAGGTCAACAAGACCGAGTCCATGCGGGCGGAGAACAAGTTCGCCGACCGCGTCCGCGGCTTGCACGTCTACGGCGGCAAGATCACGCGCCCCACCGCCGTCCAGGTCTTCAAGGCGGCGTGACATGCGAGTCAAAGGAGACAACGGGCTGATCTTCGACGTCGTCGACACCGTCGCCACCGGCCTCATCGCCGCCGGCTACGTCGAGCAGGTCCCCGACGAGCAGACACTGCCCACCACCCCGGCCAGCAACAACGAGACCCCGGACAACGACCCGGACGCCGGCACCGACCCAGCCCCGCAGAAGCCGCCCAAGGGCGGCAAGACAACCTAACGGGGAGACGACGGAGAGGGGGCGGGGAAACCGTGAAGCTCGCGACCAAGGAAGCCGTGGCCCAGGCACTCGGACGGGACCTGACCGACGAGGAGAGCAAGCGCGCCGAGCACCTGCTGACCATCCTGTCGGCCAAGTTCTGCCAGGAGGCCCGAACCACCTTCACCCCGGTCACCTACACCCACCGGGTCAAGGTCAACGGGCGTCACGCCCGCCCCCAACGACTCCCCCTCATCGCCGTCACCTCCGTCGTCGACGACGACGCCCAGCCCGTACCGTTCACCCTCCGCCACGGATACGTCGACGTCGACCTCCCCTCTGACCGGTTCGTCACCATGACCTACCAGGCCGGCTACACCGAGGTCCCCGACGTCGTCGCCGCCCAGATCGCCGACTCCGTCGCCCGGATCCTCAAGATCGACCCCAAGGCCGCCGCCGGCGCCACCCAGGCCAGCACAACCACCGGCCCCTTCTCCCAGTCCGCGACCTTCGCATCCTGGACCATCGGCGGCCAGGCGATGCTCTCACCCGACGACATCGCCCTGGCCCGCCAGTACCGCCCCCGCCGAAACGGCAACGTCTGGGTGGCAGGCACACGATGAGCATCATCGACACCTTCCCCCGCAACTGGGTCGTCGACGTCCAGGTCACCGGCCCCACCCACCGCAACGCCGACGGCTACCTGACCACCACGGGCGACCCGGTCACCATCGAAGGCTGCCTCCTGGCCCCCGGCAGCTCCGACGCCACCGGCGTGACCTCCCGGGCCACCGTAGAGGCCCCCGACGACACAGCCACCCTCTACACCCCACCAGACGCACGGATCCGCCAACGCGACACCGTCACCGTCCCCACCACCCACGCGCTCGCGGGCAGATGGACGGTCGAGGCGACTCCGGCCCCATACCCCCTGGGTCTGGCCGTCCCCCTCGCAAGGAGATGAGCCGTGTCCACGAGCTTCAAACCCAACAGCGCCGGTATCGCCGCCCTCCTGGTCTCCGGACCGATGCAGGCAGCCATGCTCGCCGCCGGCCAAGACGTCGCAGCCGAGGCCGCCCGCCGCGCCCCCAGAGCCTCAGGCGCCCTGGCCGCCTCTTTCCACACCGAGCCCACCACCGCCACCATCAAGACCAGAGGCGGCACCAGCCGCCGCGCCTCCGGCCGCGTCATCGCCGACGTCCCCCACGCCGCCGCCACCGAGTTCGGCCACGCCACCCAGGCCGGCACTCCCGTACCCGGCGCCCACACGCTCGGCCTCCTCGCCGCCGCCCAGTCCGCCCGAGGCAGGAGACGCACATGACCACCTTCACCGACCCCGTCGCCGTCCTACGAGCCGCCACCACCCAGGCCACCACAGCCCCCACCACCAGGATCCTGGACGCCACCTTCACCACCGGCCCCATGCCCCTGGCCCACGTCCACCTCCTCAACACAGGCCCCACCGACGACGTCGACCGCACCGACACCATCGGCATCGACATCTACGCCACCACCCCCACCGGCCCCCACCAGGACGGCGCCACCGCGCTCGCGGAGCGTCTGCTGTCCGCCCTGGGTGAGTCGCCGGTGGTGACCAGTGAGGGCTTCGTGGACTCCGTGGAGGTGACGAGCTGCCTGGGGGTGCGCCCTTACTTCGAGGCGGTTGAGGTCGTCTCGATGGTCCTGTCCGTCACTCACCGTCCGCTCACCTGACCCCGCTCCGAAAGGAACTCGCCTCATGGCAACCACCACCATCGCCGCGCTGAAGAAGAAGCACAACCGGCGTGGCAACGTCCGCAAGGGTCTGAACGCCGTCGCGTTCCTGGCTCCTACCACCGTCGAGCTCCCCGATGCCCTGACCGACGCCGGTGGCCAGCTCAAGGAGCTGCCTGCCGGCTGGCTGCCGGTCGGCCTGCTGACCAAGGACGGCATGGCGTTCTCCGCCGACGCCAGCGTCGAGGAGGTCGAGGCGCTCGGCTACGTCGAGTCCGTGCGCACCGACCTGGTCAAGGCGCCCAAGACCGTCAAGTTCAGTGTGCTCGAGCCCTACCGCAAGCACCTGCAGCAGCTCGTCTACGGCGTCGACCTCTCCCAGGTCAAGGCCAACAAGGACACCGGCGAGATCGTCTTCGACGAGGCCCCGTTGCCCCTGCTCGAGGAGTTCCGGCTGCTCGCCATCATGTCCGACGGCCCTGCCGACGACGAGTGGCTTGTCGGCCGGGGCTTCCCCCGCGTCAAGCTCGGCACGATCCCTGAGGAGGCGTGGAAGTCGTCCGACCCGGTCCAGTTCGACCTGGAGCTCTCCGTGTTCTCCGACGAGGTCCTGGGCACGCCCTGCCGCCACTACCTGGGCGGTACTGGTGCGATCAAGCACCTGGACGCCATCGGCTTCGAGAAGGCCGCCTGAGCCCGGCCTCTCGCCTCATCGTCGAGCCGGCGGCCGCTGATCTCCCCGGCCGCCGGCTCGACCA